CTCGAACACGCTGCTGCTTATCAAAAATAATGCTCTCTAAGGCATCTACAAGCTCACCAGATGAGAGATCAACGATCTCTAGTACAGTGACCTCATCTTCTTGTTTTAATTGTTCTAGAAGATCATAAAAAGTAGACATATTATTTCTTAAAGTTAGTCACAATTCGTTGTCCAAAGAGGAAACCAAATGCAATATTTGCACCTTCAAGACTAATCAGTTTAACAGCGGGGTCAATGCCTTCTACGAACGCCAGACCCACACCACCAAGAATGACAGCAAAAGAAGCAAGATACCTAGCCGAACCACGAAGGTCAACCACCCACTGAGAAGGAGTGCCTCCCGGATTGTCGAGCTTCGCAATTGTTTCCATCCTGCGAATATCTTGTTCATCAAGTTGTATTTGCTCCGCAACGGTTGTAGGTTTAACACCGCCGGTTAAGGCGGTGATACCTTGTTTGATACCCTCCACACCGACAGGAATCAGTGCGGAGAGCAATGTAGTTAATAGAATACTCATGGCATCCAATCGAAAAGTCCCGGAGCATGTTCCGAGAGTTTGTTATTAATAATCTTTGCTACCTCGCGGATTTCCCACTGCGCATGTTTGTCGGCACGTAGTTTGATGAAGTCCAGCCAAGCTTGAAAGTTACCTGTGACAATTAGTTCTGTCGTCCCACCATTCGGTAGTACAAAGCGTGCATCTTCTTTCTTAATACCGGCAGCCAATAATGTTTTGTATTGTACCAGCGCAGTTTGATATGAAGCAGTGATAATAGCAGCCATATCTGGAGAGACTGGCGGAACGACAAAGTCTGTTTCTGTTTCATTGCAATACCTCTGTGATCTTTGGAGGAAGTCTAGATGTTTTGATCTAACAAACTGGTGACTACAAGCTCGGCTGATTCCTCCGACATGAAATGTTGCGAAAGCAAATCGAAGAGTTGCAAGATGGCCCTTATCTTTACAAGAGATAGCGCGCTTAATGCAAGTTTCTTTTTCAAGGTTGGAGTTATAGCAGATGCCTGCAAATCGTCCGATAAGTTCGAGTGAGTTTGGTGTGACGTACTCAAGCTCAACGTGCATCACCAGACCCTGTCAGTACATCACGAGCCTTGCGAGACTCTAGTTTAGAATTATTGATAGTAAGTAGATCTTCGAAACTATATCCCAACGCATCTGCCATACGGGCGATGTACCAACAAACATCACCAAGCTCAAAAACAATACCACCAATATCAAGCTTGCCATCACGAAGATGCTTTTTGATTTTGTCTGCGACTTCACCAGCTTCTCCATTAAGACCAAGTGCTAGGTAGGAAAGTTCAGCATCGTTACCAGTACCCGCACCGGGATAGATTGCAGTGCTGAGTGTCCAATTTTGGTATGAGTTTGCATCCATTATTTAATTTCCTTAAGTTCTTCATTAGCAATAAGAGCGTTTAGATAATCGCGAGACTTATAGAGATCGCGCAGACCATCCTTTTCTCGCCATCTAAATACATACTTCATGATGTTACCTTCAGCAAATGGAACTTGCTTGTCAATAAGCAAATCCATTAGTCGAGTGTCGCCATAATGACTAGGACTTTGCATTTAAAAGCCTTTCAATTTCATTTGCAGCTTCTTCTAGTAAATCAGCTAAACGATCAGGTTTGTTTTCTTGAACAGATTTACGTGTACTAATCTGTCTGCGAATTGTAGCACGAATTCGCAATCGTTCAATTAAACTTTGCATAATGCTCCTGTAAATATTTTAGCGAAACAAAGTGTTCATCAAAAGAACCATTCTGTACATCATACGCCATAAGAATCCCACGAAAATGGTTATTACCTTGCGGCCCTAGATAATCTTCATCATGTTCATAACATGAACCAGCAATGATGCAAGTGATAGTAGAACCATCTGGTCTCTTACCGTAGGCGACTTGTTTTCCTTGTTGGTGTCCAGCAATGCAAGACATATGTAACTTGCTAACCATAGCAGATGCAGTTGTAGCTGCTCTACCCATAACTCCTGTTGGAAAATAATGACTATAAGCGATACCGTCGATAAAGACAGGCTTAAGGAAATCATGTACTTCCCAATCTTGATAGGGAAGATCTTGCGTACTAATGAGTCCTTCCAATTTCGGATCATCGTTGATAGCCCTATTAATACGGTTCTCATGATTGCCTAGAAGCATTACCTTTCGTGGATTATATTGCTTTTTCTTTTGTGCTTTAGCTGTAACATTATAAGAATACAATGGCTCAAGAAGACAATACATAGCCTTCTTAGCTGCATCAATGTCTTTGGTATAACGACGGCCTTCAAATGATTTCTTTCCTACGTCATAGCTAGATAGACTTGGCATGTCAGCAAAATCGCCTAGGTGAATAACAACATCTGGCTGAACATCAACAATATATTTACCAATACGAGTTAGAAATTCAAAGTCATGTCCATCTTTACATTGTGTGTCCGGGATAATGAGATGTGTCTTCATAGATATATAATCTCTATTAAGTGATCACCTTCGTTGTGTGCATACTTATGCATTTCTGCCATGGTTTTAAAATGTTTAGTCACTACGACTCCATCAGAGTATCTAAATTTGACTGTAATCATTGGATCATTTCTGGTGTATTATGAAAATTACAAGCATCGTCTGCAGAGAGTAGACGAAAGGGAAACATATCTTGGTCTATTAAATACATCAAAGACAACCTCTGCAAATAGTTGAGGTCGTCTTGTGATGCTTTAACGTAAACTTCAAATGTTCCTTCATCAGTATCTAGTTTATGTTTGATATCCACGATTGGATAGTCTCCACATCTCGAATACCACACCAAACAAACCCATGCTTGTCTGCCCACTTAGCGTGGCTGTACTTAGTACCACCACAAAGCTTATTAGGATTGTCAAAGACAAACCGCAGATCTAGGTCAGGATATTGTTGCTTAAGCAAGACATACTTGTTTCGTTCTTGGTGGTCAGATAAGTACCCCTTTGTTTCAATAAGTGGTCCATTAAGTAGGGTCCAATCAACCGTGTACTTATGTTGTGACTCTGGCACTGTATATGGGATAACTGTAACTTCATAGTCGTACTCAGCTTGGTTCTCAAGAAGAATCTCCTCAAACTTTAACTCTAGTTTGCTGCGCCGTTTCCGCTCACTCATTTACAAACCTTATCAATTAGATATTGAATTTTATATTGTAAATCAGATTCTTTAGCTGAACAAAATGGAAAACGATTCTTATTTTCTTCTCTATATGCAGCACGTAAGATGTTATGAAAATCCACCAGATCTTTCTCAGATTCTAATACAACGGTAATAGGTGTAAATTGTTTTTGAATTTTCATATGTTGACTAGATCCAAACTAGAAGGTTTTTCTGCATAGCAACCATTGAAAGCCCATTGACAGGGCCACCACACATCACTGTCTTCGTCATAATACGCACCGTTTATGTAGTCTTCGTAGAAGATTTCATAGACTCTAACATCAGACCCAGCTCGTGTTCTAACGTTGAGGGTATAATTAATTGGGTGTCCGTTCGATTTGCCCATGTTACTCCTTTCTCACGACATAACCACATACACATGAGGTTAATCGCGAGTTGATGTTTATCTTGATACATGTCATAGACTGTATCAAACATTTCTTGTTCTTCGTAACAACCTTCTAAATACTTGGCTGCTTTCTTTGGACCAATGCCTGTGAGACCAATTAGATTATCGGTCTTATCACCAATTAAGACTTGTTGATAAAAGGTGGATAATCCATTTGTTGTAGTAACAAAATCAACTTCTTCCTTAACAAAGTTATAATGGTTTCCCGGAACTTGTTTAAGATCTTTGTCAATAGAACAGATAACACTTTCATTATACGTTTGACTCCATGCTAGAGCATCATCAGCTTCATAACCTTCAAAGACTTCCCCATTCCAGTGGTCCATGAGATACTGCTTACAAGCTTTACGATGGACAGGATCAACAGTGTCTCTACGATTAGCTTTGTATTCAGGATAGACAAGGTAACGGAAGTTCTTAGAAGGAGAAAGGAAACAGTTGTAAGCATCTGCTTGAGTAGTATGAATGATCTGCTTCATTAGTTGTTCTGTTCGTAGCAGCGCAACTTCTTCATCAGCCTCACAAATTCTCTCGCCTTCTACAGTACGCTCACAACTTGCTGCACAACGATATGCTACAATGTCTCCGTCAATTAATGCTATCATACTTTCATCCGTGATGAGTACTGCCCTTGTCCTGTTAGTTTAAACGCTGCACTGGTAGCAATCTGCTCTGTCTTGATTGAACCACATAGCGGACACTCTTGAGGAGTGCCGCCTGTGGAAACAAACTTCTCAAAGACATGATCACATTCCTTGCAATGATAATCATGTACCTTAATCATTACATTGG